TGTTGATCGTGCACTTCGTGCCAACCGCAAAGTTTACATGCGGTTGGGGCGACTTGATCAATCAGGTGGTTACCGTTTGTCCAATAAGGTTGCCCCTGTTGTCGCTACTTTTGGCGATAAGAGAAATATCACAGTTGATACTATGAATGTTGGAAAACAGGAGACTGATGTGAAAGGTCTTATTTCACAAGTCAATGATAAGGACCGTCAGGTCCTTGGTGTCAACTGGGAAAAACATGCTCTTTATCCTGATCATTTGAAAGAGAGTACTGGCCTTGTAAAAGGCTATTTGGGTGCTCAATGGTGTTGTGTTGAGAAACGTGTGTTTATTAATAAACATGCCGGTATGCCGCGTGCCAACATGCCGTTTGACTACGACAAGTTTGCTGAAGAGCTTTTGTTGGTTGATGGTCACGGTAATGTGACGAAAGGTTACAAGAAAGATTTGGTGTTTGATGAGAACCCTCGTGTTGACCAATGTTTTTGGCCCGCTGAAAAAATCATTTTCAAAAAAGGAGATAGACAGTGGTCTCCACCATCTGTTAAGATTTCTTTGGCTCCTCGAAAATCTCAAAAAGCTACTTTTATCTTTTATGAGGAATTGCCTAGCGGTATGCGACAATGTATTGAACATGCATTTGTGACGAATGTTCTCAATGAATTTGCACCAAACGACATTACTGTTCGTTGTCCAACAATGACCTTTGGTCGGTCTGGGGCTCTTTTGCTTGATGACCAGGGTCGTGCTATCGGCATGCATATCGGTTTGTTTGGCACTGATATGATGAGTCAGTCTTTCCCTGCTGAGCTTCATGCTTTATGGAAAGACGTTGATGAGAAACTTCGATGGATTGCTCGAATGAAACGTTATCAAGATATCAAAGAACTTGTTTCTGAGGGTTTCTTTGATGATAGTTTCCCTTCCGCGAATGTACCTGAGTCGTCTGTCCTTGAACAACACGGCTCGGAGGGAAACTTTCCCTCGCTCCACTGAGGTGGGGCGTTTTCCCGCGAGCACTACGCTTTTCTCCTCAATCTATAGGTTCTTTTGAGGAACATGAAGCGTATAAAAAATTTTTTGAGCTTAAGAATCATGTCCAAATTGGTTGTTATCCTAACAAGTTTTTAACTGTTAAACCAAAACTCTATGTTGACCATGAACTGGTCAAGATGATGAGTGAAGCTGGGATGCCCACTTTTGTGGAAGACATGGGTATTACCCATGGTTCAATTGAAGTCATCTACAAGGATGCTTCCAAGTATAATGCACCTAACACTGCTAAAATTAACTGGAAAGTTATGCAACAGGCTGTTGAAATGTTGCGGGAACAGTTTTCTTTTTTGAAAGGTTTCAAGATGCTTTCGCCCGACGAGGCGATTGATCGCATGGATCCTACTAAGAGTCCTGGTTTTCCGCATACTTTGCGTTATCCCACTAAAGGTGCTGTTATTTCCAATCATCGTGATTGGTTGTTGCAGCACCTTAATAACACTCGAGCCGGGTTACCTATACCGACTCCTATGGTGTCTACCACTTGGAAAGAAGAAATCAGGCCTATGGAGAAAATAGATCTTGATAAGATACGTTCAATGTGCCCTGTTTCCATCGAGACTTGTGCTGATTTCTTGATGTGTTTTGGGCAAGCGATGGACCTGTGCGCTAGCACTGATTTCAGGAAAACTGAAACCGGTGTTGGTTTTAGTCCTTGGCACGGCGGCTGGGATACCTTTGCCACTTGGTTCGAGGATTGCACTGGTTTTATGGATTTTGACGTTGGTAAGTTTGACTCCCACGTCTTCAACGAACTTCGAATGTTTTTGTTTGAAAATTTTTGGGCCACTTTTATG